CTCCCCATCGGTCGCTGTCCTAATCCGCATTACAACACCTTCCGCGCAAACCCCGCACCCTGCGTGACCCCGCCGCGTTCCAGAACATTTTTACTATATACGGTTTTCCGCCCCTTCCGCCGATCAACTGCTTAGGTTGCCTTCTTAGACCCACTATGCTATAATGTTATCTCTTAGTGAGTACACCGTCCTTCGAGATGGAAAAGGTCTAATTAGACCGAAACTCACCTGCTCTTTAACAACATAATAATCCGGTTTGTGCATATACCGAACCGGCTACTGCTAGGACATAGTAGCGCACACCCCGTGCGCCAGACGCGAGCGTTACCCATAAAAGGACACATGATAGACGCTCAACTCCACACCGCCCACGCTATAAGTAAACAGTAGAACCCCGCCTAACCCTTATACCAAGACTGCATAAAAAGCAGAAGCGGGCGCATAGTGCGCGATGCGATTGGGTCTAATTAGACCTAATCTTCATCACCACATAGCACGATGGATACGCTAAAGGCAAGCAACAAGTAACAAGTAACAAGCAACCGAATACCGCCCATGCGTAGGCAATCCATCGTTAAGTACACATACCCGTGCGCTTAACGCTGGATTGCCAGCAACAACCACAACCGAAAGGAAACACTACACCATGGAACCCGACACGCTAAACAAGTTATCCCTGATTTTATTAGGTATGTCGCTGGGTGCGATACTCATCCTGCTAGTTCTCAACAACCTAACCTAGCCACCGAAAGGAAACAAACCATGACCTTCGCTATCAACCCTTCCCTAACCGAGATCATTGTCGCCGCGCTGGTCGCGGCTGATGAAGTCGGCCTCACGGCCTCGGAGTTCCAGCAGGTGCTGGACGACATTAAGGAGGACTCCAAGGCACATGCCCGTATGTGCGAGAGGGAGTTCACCAGCGGCGGGTCTAATTAGACCCATCCACCGAAAATAAGACATCCTGTCTTATTTTCAACAACAACAACAACAACAACCATGAAAGGTAACACCATGTCATTCCAACTAAACACCAACTCCCTGCGCTCTGTGCGCTCCTATGAAGAAGCCGCGCGATACTTCGCCAGTACCAAGCCCATCAGGGGCTTCGATAAAGACTACAACGGCGTGCCCCTGAACACCGCACGGAAATCATCCCAACCCTACTGGCTAGTCCGAAGGGGCGATGCGTACGCAGCCCGGCTGTATAACACCGATGTCGTAACCTTCAAGCCGGACGGCGGTATCGTGCTGGACTCCACCTATAACTCCAACACGACGCGGGCCTTCGCCGACTTCTTCACGCCCTGTTCGATATCCGTGTTCTCCTTCGGGGGAAATTGCGTGGTGCGTGATGCGGAAGGGGTCTTCTACGCTCCCATAGCCGCACCCGTGCGGTTCAGCCCTAACCATCTCGCTGACCGCAGCGCACTGCCCCAGATGGGCGTGCCGTACACCGACAGGAAACTCGCCACCGCCGCCCGTAAAGAGTGCGCCCCCCTGATGGACTACCTGCGTACGATGCGGGCCCTAGGCCCGATCTCATGTGAGGCGGTGCGCGAGATGAAGGGGGCACACACAGGTGTGTATGAGCTAACCGCGCGAAACGCACACTGGCTGACTAACCATGCGATGTTTCCTGTGGTGGTGGCTACGCTGTACCGATCGCGGTATGACGGTCAGACGACGAACATCATAGCGGACGCGAAGGTGAAGCAACTGAACGCTCTCATCCTGCGCGCTGGCGGTGCGATAAAGACCCGTCCCCTGCCTGCTGGTGTACTGCACCGCAACGCGGTGTTTTTGTAACGGGTCTAATTAGACCCATCCATGAAAGGAAATACCATGAAAGACTTAACTAAAGCAACCCCGCCGTGGCGTCGCGGGTGGGATAGCTGGCAAGAGTTTTACCGTGCCCGAGGGGGTATCACCGTGTTCGAGGATGGTGCGCTCCTTATCACGCAAGAGAAGTTCCAACCGACCGCCCGGGGCGTACTCAAAGACCTAGGCATTGCCCTCGTCAACCCGCGCCAAGATGACCACAAGTTCACCTTCACCCGACCCGACGGAACGCCGATACCCCTTGCACATATACCACGGGGGTGTACCTTGCTCATCGACATGGATACACATAAGGCGGTGCGTCTAGGTATAGGTGCGGTAGGCTACACAGGGATGGGCACTGAGGCCGACCCGTTCGCAGCCCTGCCGGAGTCACGGGGGCGAAGGGCGTATGGGTACATACCCCGCGCTACAGATACGGCCAAGAGCAAGCTCGCGTACCCTGCCCCGATAGGCCTGACCATCACCCTCACGCCGCCCATCCCTAATGCAGACCGGAGATTCGCTACAGAGTGGACGCGTGAGGTGGTTGCTGTACTCAAGGTGTGGCTGTCAGTTAATGATACGCCCGGACGTTCGTATGGGTGGGGCACGCCTGCCCCTGTACTTTTGAGTAAGATGCGGGCTACCCCCGCTGGCGAGTACGCAATGAGCATGATACAGGGGGCGGATAAAACGCCATCAACCCGTGCGTTCTTTGGCCGACTCCTGACCTCACCATCCGTAACCCTCCCTTTCCCCCGTGCGTCAGTATCCCTGCCGTACATCCTCGCAGTACCAACCGAAAAGGTCTAATTAGACCCATCCATGAAAGGAAATACCATGAAAACCCAAGTAACCCTGAAAGAGGCCGCATCCCTTATCCGTGCCTGCGGTACAACCAACACCTTCCTGCTCGTATCCGAGCCGGGGGTGGGCAAGAGTGCGATGCTCACCTCGCTTGCCGAGGCTATGCCCCGCTATAAGCCTGTGTATGTAGAGGCGCAGACGCTGGATATGGGCGATCTTCAAATGCCCAAGATGCACGAGGATTCTGTAACCTTCGTGCCGAACACTATGTTCATGCCGGACAAGCCGAACCAACCCCTGCTTATCATGCTGGACGAGATAGGTAAGGCTAACCGTGGTGTGCAGAACGCACTCCTGCGCCTCATGCACGAAGGGAAACTAGGCGGGTATTCTCTGCCTGCTGGCTCTATTGTGTTCGCCACAACGAACAACGCGTCCGATGGGGTGGGCGACAACATGCAGGCTCATGCCCTGAACCGCATCACCACGGTTGAGGTGTCCAAGCCGAACGCCGACGAGTGGGTGGAGTGGGCGATGGACAACGATGTTGACCCTGCGGTGCTAGCATGGGTGCGTGAGTACCCTCATGCGCTGGCTTCCTACAAGGACGAGGCACAGAAGGATAATATGTATATCTTCAACCCGCGCCGTATGCAGGCGGCGTTCGTCTCGCCCCGATCGCTTGAGAAAGCAAGTCACATCACGAAGAACCGTGAGAACCTCTCGCCTGATACGCTGATCGCCGCACTTGCAGGAACCATCGGGGAGTCTGCGGCACGGGATATGCAGGCGTTTCTTACTGTGGCCGATGCGCTACCCTCATGGACGCTGGTAACGGGTGCGCCTAAGACTGCGCCCGTGCCCGATAGCCCCATCGCGCAAACCATCCTCGCGCTGGGCGCAGTCTCCCGACTGGACAAGGGAACGGTCACGCCGTGGCTGACTTACATGACGCGGCTCACGACCGAGGTGCAGGCGTTGTTTGCCTGCCAAGTGATGAAGTCAAGCAAGGCTCCGTTGGTTATCACCAACAAGTTGTTCACGAAGTGGGCAATCGCCGAGTCTGACTTGTTCTAAGAGGGGAGATGACCATGCGTAAATACTATGTGCTGTGCCAACTCTCCGTTCACTCCACCAACAAAACCTGCCTACCCGTGCTGGCTAAAGACCGGATACACGCCGTGCGTATTGCACGAGGGGCGGGGCTGATACCCTACGGCGTTGTGCCGGGGAAATAACCAACCAACCAACCAACCAACGGGTCTAATTAGACCTAACCACGAAAGGGAACAAAATGAAACAGACAGTTGAACGCCGCTTACAGCGGGCGCATGTGCAGATCATGCGAAGCAAAGAGTATTGCCTCATATCGGGGGTGATGATGTGCGGTGCGACCGCCGTGACGGACAGCCCCGTGACTGCCTACACCGACGGATGGAATGTCACCTACGGACGAGCGTTCATGGATGGGCTGGGCGAGAAGGAGTTCGCCGCTATCGTACTGCACGAGAACTTCCACAAGATGCTCAAGCAGTTGACGGTATGGAAGAAGCTCAACGAGATCGACGCGCGCCGCGCTAACCGTGCGGCGGACTATGTTATCAACCTGATGATCGACGACCTCGACCCTAGCCACAATGTCGCGTCCTTACCTGTAGGTGCGCTGATCGACGATAAGTACCGGGGCATGGACACGAAGCAAGTGTTCGACCTGCTGAAGGGCGAGGACGAGGGCGAGGGCGAGGGCGAGGGCAAGGGCGAGGGCGAAGATGCTGGCACACTTGATGAGCATAAATGGGGCGAGGCGGGCGAGCGTACCGAGCAGGAGCAGAAAGCCATAGACGACGCCATCGACCAAGCCATTAGGCAAGGTGCGATACTTGCGAAGAAAGCGGGGGTGGGTAAAGGTGGCTCTCGCCTGCTGGAGGGGCTTACTGCCCCGACAGTAGACTGGAGAGCGCAACTCGCTGAGTTCGTGAGGTCTGTTACCACGGGTAAGGATGAGTCCACATGGCGCAAACCTAATCGTAGGTGGCTGGCTCAAGGGCTGTACATGCCGAGCACATACTCCGAGGCCGTGGGCGAGATCGTGGTGGCTATTGATACTTCGGGGTCTATCGGGGATGACGAGCTGAAAGCGATGGTGTCGGAGTTAGTGGGTATCTGTGAGCAGACGCAACCGAGCAAGGTAACGCTCTTGTGGTGGGGGTCTCGTGTAGTGGGGGTGCAGGAGTTCAAGCCGGGGGAGTACAGCGACATGGCGACCGCGCTCAAACCCGCAGGGGGCGGGGGTACAGACCTCAACTGCGTGCTGGACTGGGTGCGTGTGTCTACGGTTAAGCCTGTGTGTATGGTGGTGCTGACTGATGGTGCGTTCGAGTTCCCCCCTGCACCGGACTACCCGACCCTGTTCGGTATGACGACAACAGTAGTCGCCCCTTGGGGCGTGACGATTCAAGTTAAAGGAGAAACAGCATGAGATCGCAGAAAGAAGAGCCAATGGCGGCCATACAGTTAAGCTACCACAAAATCCTCGTGCCCTTATCCATAGCACACCAACTACAGGCACTGCTAACGCAGGCTACATTGGTAACGAGCAACTACGGAACCCCTAACAAACAGTACACGCTGGAGCTGGATTATGAAGTACCTAATGTAGAGGTGTGGAGAACCCCGCGCGTGCTGTTCGACGCTAAGGGCATGGGCGCTCCCCAAGTACGTAACTGGGAGGAGGAGGTGCGGAAGGCGATGGACGCAGATGATGACGTGGATGCGGCTAACTGTGTGTCACCTAAATGCTGGTTGAAAATCAAAGGAGAAACAAAATGAAACATATCGTGATAGTTACAAACGGGTTCGTATTCTTGGGTGATGTCACGAAGCACGAGACCTATATGCAGATCGAGAACGCGGACTGCATCCGCAAGTGGGGTACGACCAAGGGTCTCGGTGAGATCGCCGCATACGGACCGACGGCAGAAACGATCCTAGACCCTACGGGCGTTGTCGAGGTGCTCAACCACGCGGTGGTTGCCTTAATCCGCTGTACATACGAGTGACAGATGATTACTGAACTAGACGGCGAAGGCGGGGGCTACGGTGACGCCTACGGCGACGGCTACGGCGGGGGCTACGGCAACGGCTACGGCTACGGCGACGGCTACGGCGGGGGCTACGCCTACGGCGACGGCTACGGCGGGGGCTACGGCAACGGCTACGGCTACGGCGACGGCAACGGCATGATGGGAGGCACTGCGCACGCAGAGATAGCCCAAGGTATCACCGTAGCAGGTGACACCGACGATGTCAGCATCGTGCTGTGCCAGATGAGGCTTTTATTTTCTAATCAAGGAGAAACAAAATGACGACAGCAATATCCCTAGCAACCTCGGCCATGATTTGCGAGATCAATATCTCGTGCTGGGCGGCTAAAAAGTTAGCCCGTAAGGAGTCCGACGAGTTGACGCAGGCCAAGTCTGCATCCAAGCGAGCCGCCTCCGTGCATAAGAACCTGTTGGCGGACGACGCGCACTTATTGAAGGTCAACAAGGCCGCCGCAGACCTGCGTAACTGGGTCGCTAAGACCACGCTACCGTGGGCTGACTCCGGCGCACGGATTATCTCCACTGCACAATTCATGGGCTTCAAGGCGGAGTTAGACCGGCGCAAGCAGGAGTTCGACACCCTCGTGTATGACTTTGTGCAGATGTACCCGACACTTATCTCGGCGCAGGCGTTCAAGTTGGGCAGTATGTTCGACCGGTCTGAGTACCCGTCGGATGTAGAGGTTGCGTCTAAGTTCGGTATCCGATACACATTCCTACCTGTACCAGAGGCGGGGGACTTCCGTGTGGATGTAGCGAGCGACATTGAAACATACTTGCGCGAAGAATACAGTAAGGAGTATGATCGGCGTGTAGCGAGTGTGAGTGAGGACTTGTGGGGGCGGCTGAAGCAGGTGCTGGACAAGATGCAAGACCGCCTCAGCACGAACGATGATGGGGACAACAAAGTGTTCCGGGGTTCGCTTGTAGAGAACGCGCTCGATGTGTGCGAGTTGCTGAAGGTGGCGAATGTGATGGGTGATGCGCGACTAGAGGATGCACGCAAGGCGACAGCCTTAGCCCTTCAAGGCGTGACGGCTGAGGACTTGCGTAGGAGTGAGGTAGTGCGTTACGACGTGAAGTCGCAAGTGAGTGACATTTTAGATAAGTTTGCTTTCTGAAAGGGGGGGGTCGTGTGAATGTAGCGCGAGTGCATAGGGTATCGGGTGGGTGGCATGTGACTACCTCGCTCGATGACTTGGTGGTGTACGAGTCTGTAGCGGATATGCCTGAGCCTATACGGGCAAATGCGGCGGCGTTGCTAACTGCGCCGGTAGGGTTTAGGGACGAGCGTGTAGGTAGGCGCGTGGCTGACGACGTTATGTGGGTTTTTATGAAAGGAGAGACGCGTGGAAAAGGAACAGTCAGAAACGGAGGGCGTTAAGTGCGAGCGGTGCGTGCGCGTGTATCCGCGCAAGAGCTACTTCCCGAAAGGGAAACACTCTGTTTACTGCCCGGTATGCCGCCGGAAGGACACGCGGGCGCGAACATATGCCCGTGGTAAACTCAACGATGCCGTCGCGGTGCAGAAGGATACAATGGCCAGACGCGTATCGTTATCGCGGATTAAGCAGATGATCGCGAGGGAAAAGTCCTACATAAAACGGACAAGGAAGTTAGAGCCTACGAAGAACCGCGAGGCATCAGTAGCACGGAGGCAAGCGCGTATAGGCTTTTACGAGGCCGCGATGTCACTAATGAATTCCGACATGGATCGCGGGGTGTTCTTACCCACAATGCACTACATCAAAGGAGAAGATTATGACGACGCACTATGAAGATTACGAAGATGACAGTATCGACCTTGATGAGGCCGCTAATGAGCAGGACAAGCGGGACTACTACGAGGAAATCGAAGCAGATATTCGCAGGGATAAACTGCTAGAGAAAGAGATGTTTAAGGTTAAGGAGAATGAATCATGGCCGCTATGAAAGTCATCAAAGTAACGAAAGAGTATTTCCAGACAGAGGGCGAGAAGGTTTATTTCTTTGAGCCTTTGGAAAAAGAACAATGGGAGGCGGCGAAGTGATTGACAGCAACCACACCCTGCGCTTCAACCGCACCAGCCGTGAGGCGTACGGCCACTTTATTGAGTTCGAGCACGCGCACCATCGCTTGGAGGCGTGGATTTATATCAGTGCCATATTCGCCATCGGCGTTTTGTGCGGTGTGCTTCTGAGTGCGTGAGTGTCGCACGGAGCGACACATAACTTTAATGTGTCGCAAATCTATCAGTTTTGTAACATGATATCAAAGGAGAAATGAAATGGAACAAACAATAACAGCACGCCAAATGGTGCGCTATGTCCAGACGAAAGGCATCACCCCCGACGAGGAGTTTATTCTATGATTGAGTGCGCTTTAATCCTGCTGGCTATAACCGTCGCCCTCGCTATCGCTGCATGGCGGTTGATGCGCGATCTTTGGACTGTCTTGCCTGAGGGTGAGGACGAACACGCGGAACCGTACACGAAAGCGCCAGGCTTGCCACACAACCGAAAGGGAAGATGAATGAAAGTAACAGTATTAACCCCTGAGCAGATCGAGGCCATCAAAGCGGACACAGGGTACGCGAGGGGTATCTGCAACGCATATAAGATAGGAGCCGCGCGGTTAATCCGTATCCGTGGGCGGGTAGGCCACGAGGTGCCTAAACCCGAGCCTAGGCTCAAGCCTAAGCCCACCGGCGATGAGAACCGCATGTCTGCGGTGCAACGACTCATCCGAGACTCCCAGAATTGGGATGTGCCTATGACGATTAAGGACTTGGCGCGGCGCACGGGGATGACGGAGAAGACTATAAGCGACTCTATTAACCCGCTGGTAGACCGGGGTCTCGTCACAGTAGAAACGCACATGATTACTGGGCGCAAGACTCGGGTGTTCACCACCACTAGCGTCGCGCCAGAGCCGCACCCTGTGCAGGCGTGGATTAACGCACGGTATGCGAGGGTCTATGCGTAAGCACTGCCACCGTAGGCCGGTACCACAACTGGTCAACCCGCTCATGTACGTGCTGGAAGGGCAAGCGCCGCTGGCCAGCCACAAAGACCAAGTGCGCGTGCTGAAGATCAAGAACCACACCTCGATGGCCGTCCTTGTGCGTGGCGAAGCGACGACCGACGACATGGATAAACTCATATCAATGAGCAGCATCACAGAGGTGTTAGCCCTGCAACTAGGCGCCGGTGAGGTATCTGCCATTGCACACGCAGGCCGGGATGCACTACTTGAGATAGCACGGCGGGGGTACGAGTCGCGTAGGTTCATCGTCCGTTCAGAGGAGTGGCACGCACTTAACGCCCTGTTAGACTTGCATGATGCGCTGATGGATACCATCACTGTGCTGGAGTTGGAGCAGGCCAATAGAGTTGTACTCGCAAAACGGCGTAATGGGGCACTTATGAAACTCACAGGAGAAATGAAATGAACAAGAAGAACAGCACACAAGTTGGCGGCGACCACTATATGAACATGGGGGTTGCGCCGTGGGATGTTATCGACACATGGCCCGCCGAGTTACAGGTGGGCTACCACCAAGGCAACGCGCTGAAGTACATCATGCGCGCGGGGGATAAAGGCGATGCGGTGCAAGATTTTCGCAAGGCAGAGCACTGTCTGGCGAAGTTGATTGAGGTACTGGAGGCGCACCGTGGCAACGCCTGAAGGCAAGGTGAAAGATAAGGTCAAGGCGATCTTGCAAGAGCGCGGGGCGTTGCTTTACTACTTCATGCCCGCGATGGGGTCGTTCGGTAAGGCCGGTATCCCTGATGTAATCGGGTGCATGGGGGGCCAGTTCATAGGCATCGAGGTTAAGGCCGATGCAAAGAAGAACCCGCCCACGCCGTTGCAACTGAAGAACCTAGCAGAGATACGCGCCGCTGGCGGGCACGCGCTAGTGATCGACGCGCACAACTTCGACGAGCTAGTAACCCTGCTTAACAACATAGAGGCAACCACATGAGACTCTGTTTTATAGACTACGAGACGTACTGGTCGGTTACGCACAGTCTGACCAAGATCAACCCCATTGCATACGTCATGCACCCCGATACGGAGGTCATAAGTATCGCTTATAAGTTCGGCACGGAAAAGACTGTGGTGCTGTTCGGCGAGGCCGCTATCAAGGACTGGTGCGACAGCGTGGACTGGTCGGATGTGCTGGTTGTAGGCCACAACTTGAGTGGGTTCGACGCTATGATTCATGCGTGGCGGTTCGGGGTTAACCCGAAGATGTGGGGTTGCACCCTCGCTATGGCCCGCCCCATATACCAGTCCACTGTCGGAGGCTCGCTCAAGAAAGTAGCATCCGCCCTTGGTATCGGCGAGAAGGGCGACTTGGAAGCAACCAACACGAAGGGCAAGCGGTTAGCTGACTTCTCTGCGGAGGAACTGGCGGCCATGTATGAGTACAACGCGCTGGATACGGAGCTCTGTGCGGGTATCTTCAATGCGCTGGCGCCCCTTACCTCAAAGATGGAGATGCGCCTCATAGATGCCACCGTGCGTATGCTGACGGAGCCGGTGTTCGACATGGACGTAGCCCTGCTAGAAGAGGCCCTCGTCGGAGAGCGGCGTAAGAAGCACGAGATGCTACTAGACCTTGCATCACTAACAGGTACGTATTCCACGGAGATAGATAATGACGACGGTGCGGCGGCGGCGGCAGAAGCCGTTAAGAAGATACTCGCCAGCGCGGTTAAGCTCTCCGCGCTACTTCGAGATTTGGGTGTGGAGCCGCCAGTCAAGCCCTCCCCGTCTGACCCGCAAAAGACTATTCCTGCACTCGCCAAGACCGACGAAGCGTTTATTGCCCTGCAAGATCACGACGACCCGCTTGTGGCTACGGCTGCACGCGCTAGACTCGGTGTCAAAAGCACTATTCTCGAATCCCGCATTGAGCGCTTCTTGGAGGTCTCTGGTGCTGTAGCAGGTAAGATGCCCGTGATGCTTCAGTACTACGCGGCGACGACAGGGCGTTGGGGAGGCGGTGGAGCCGGGACGAACCTTCAAAATCTGCCTCGGGTATCAGGCAAGCTAACGGACGTGCTAAGGAACAGTCTGAAGGCCCCGGCAGGGTACAAGGTTGTCGTAGTGGACTTGTCCGGTATTGAGCTACGGGTTAACCACTTCCTGTGGAAAGCGAAGTCCAGTGTTGCGTTGTATGAGGCTGATCCGGCTAACGCAGACCTATACAAAGACTTCGCTAGCAAACTGTATAGTGTGGACGTAGCGAGCGTTACCAAGGCTCAACGACAAGTAGGGAAGGTCGCCCACCTCGGCCTTGGCTTTGGAGCGGGTAGTAAGACGTTCAGGCGC